TTGAATACGGGATCGGTATTGCCCCATCGTTTCTCCTGGATTTGGATTAATTTCAAGCTCACGCCCTTTTGCTAATGTAAGTTCATCATTTGAATACCAAGGAATTTGAGGCTTTTTAGCTACAGTTGGTGCTAAATCAATTTCATCCTCAAACCTACCTTGATTAAGCCAAGTTTGAGCATGGCATATAAACTCTTTGTCAGTATCTTTGAGTTGCCAATACTTAATATGGTTAGGCAGAGCTTTTAGTGCTTCTTCTTGGTCTTGTTTGCTTAGTTTGTTCCAAGCCTTTTCTGCCGCCCTTTTTGCTACTTTTCTTGGATAAAGTTCCCAGAATGTCTGAAACATTGTATTTTTCCCCTGTTTTATCTTGTACCATTGCTTCTACTAAAGTGCATATTACCCCTTGTTGCACTAAAAATTTTAGCCCAGCTTTGTCATAACTTACTTCGACTTCGGCTGAACCATCTTTGTTTTCTTTTATTTTTTTTACTGTAATTTTCATTGTTTGCTCATGTGTGCGTTATTAAAGCCATTTTGATAGCCATGATTCCAAATCTTTTGTAAATCTTCATAGGTATATGGCGATCCATCCAGCTTAACGATGTCTTTTAAAGTTGCTTCATAAATTGGTTTTTTAGTAGTTTCTTTATAAGCTCTGTAACCCAACAAACCTAACTCTATAAAAATTAAACTTACAAATCCAACCCACCAGACTGTGCCAGCATTAAAATAATAAAGAAGTATTGCGGCAATAAAATAGTTCATAGTTATATCTTATATTAATTAAACTTATTCCCGTATTGGTGAGCGCACCTAGCCCTTTCCTAGATGCCTTCAACTGTTTCCCTGTATCGGAGCCACAGCACCCGCCAGACTTGCGTTGAGTAGGCTCTGGCTTCGCCACCTACTTTTGCTCTCTTTCATCAACTTTCCCCTAGTAGAGCTATATTCCTGTGAACCTAGTGTCGGTTCCCGCCATTCACAGGGAAATGAAGTATATATCTATTTTTCTTGTTTGGGTATCAACTCAGGGAAAACGATATGCCAGGTTTTAGGCAAAAGGTCTTTTCTGGTGATTAATCCATGACTAGCAACTTCTAGGCTTGCGCCCAAAAATACATATTGTGCATGGGGTATGCCCTTTTTGCGCCACATAGAAACCGCTGGAACGCTGATGTTGCATAGCTTTGCTACTTTTGTGCAACCCCCCAAAAGGTCAATTATCTGGCTATCGGTAAAGTTTATTTTATTGTCCATTAGGTAATCTTAATGCTTTTGGCTTTATGGTTGCAAGGGCTTGCACATCTTTTTAAGCTATGTTAATGTGTTGCTACCGAATGGTTCGGTGAGTAAAAAGGAGAAATTATGAGTAATGATATGGCAGAACTTGAGCAAGATTTACATTGGATATTTATGGAGCTAGAAGGCGGCATGGGTTTATCGAAAGATCAAATTGATACGCTGAAATACGCTTGTGGTTTTAATCCGAAAACTGTGGCTGTAAGCCATTTAGACAATCTTTTTAAAGACTTTGGAAATATTTTTAGGAGCAACAAATGATCGTAGCAGAAACTCAACAAAATACCAGTTACAAATTACCCCCAAGTGGATTGGTGCTTGGTAGCTTAGTACGCATCCTTGACTTAGGAACTCAAAAGGTTACTTGGCAAGGTGCAGTTAAAATGCAACGCAAAGTGATGTTTACTTTTGAATTGCATGGTGATGGCTACGCAATGGAAGATGGCAAGCCAATGGTGCAATCCAAACGCTACACGCTATCTTTAAATCAACAATCAGGTTTGCGGGCTGACTTAGAAAGCTGGGCTGGCAAAGGTTTAACAGACGATCAACTTAAAGGTTTTAACCTTAAAGACTTACTTGGAAAATGGGCTTATCTCAATCTCACCCATACCGAAAGAGATGGAAAGACTTATTGCAACATTATGGGGCTGAACCCAGTTCCATCATCAGTTGCTAAAGCTGGATTCCCCGATATTGCAAATCCTTTTGTTTACCTTAACCTTCAAGAATATGACAAAGCTGTATTTGAAAGCCTGTCAGATGGATTGAAAAAAGTAATTATGGATTCTGCCGAATGGCAAAACTGTAATGGTGGAGCAATCGCAACTAACGAGGAATTAAACGATATTCCGTTTTAGAAAAGGAAATACCATGAATAGCGCAATTAAAGACACGATTAACAATACTGCAATTCGCACTTTTGAAGAAGTCGGATATGACGATGAAAGACCAGTTATGGCATTTAGTCGTGAAGGAATGAGATCAGTCCTTAATACGGCTATTCGGGTATGTGCCGATCAGGTTAGCAATCCAAAAGAACGAGAATTGATACTTAGTTTAGGCGAATAGCCAAATTTATAGGGGGAAGTAAAATGTTAGTAAAAAGTGAGCATAGCTCTGATGCTGGGCATTGGTATCACGCCGATACAGGCGAGCCAGCCTATACGATTAAGAAATCAGACGGCACAGGAATCCGTAATACAACGCTAAGAGATGCTAGAAAATTAAACCTAGTCCCTAGTGTAACGACTATATTAAGTCAAATAGCCAAGCCAGGGCTACAAACATGGCTAAATCAACAGATTCTTTTATCAGCTTTAACTTTGCCAAGGAATGAAAATGAGCCAGAACCAGCATGGTTGGAAAGGGTGTTATTTGACTCAAAAGAAGCGGGAAGAAAAGCCGCAGAAAGAGGAAATACCATCCATGCCATCATTGAAACTTACTTTGCCAATGAAGTTTATATCCCAGAGTACCCCAAGTATGTCTATGAAACGGAACAAGCCTTAGATAACGAGCTAGGGCTTCATAAATGGGTCGCAGAGCAGAGTTTTGCTTCAAGCCTACGCTATGGGGGCAAATGCGACCTTTATGCCCCAGCAGACCCTTTAACAGACTTTCCTGGCGCAATTATTGATGTAAAAACCAAAGAAACCGACCTAGATAAGGTAAAACCCTATGATGAATGGCTTTATCAACTGGCGGCATATAGGCATGGTCTTGGGATGCCTGATGCTATTTGTGGTAATTTGCTTGTTAATGCTCTTACCAATCAAGTACGACTTATCATTCACGATCCAGCCGATATTGCTGATGGCTGGGCTGTATTTTGTCATCTATTGCGGGTCTATCAAATAAAGAATAAAATTTAACAATGGGTGGAGCTGGAATTACCCCCTAGTTCCATTACTCCTTCACACGATGCTCCACCCACCTTATTTAAGGGCGTTAAGCCGCCAATGTAGGATGCAGTAAGTTAGGTTTTTTGCGGCTTTCCACCTAATAGATAGCAACTGCCAAATACAGCCCTAATACCTATAAATATCAATACGGCTCAAATGTTTCTCATAATTTACAAAGTATTAGGGTTTATCCTATGTATTATTAAGAAAACTTAATATATACTGAGCTTGTTTTCAACGCAATAGGGGGATTTATGACTAACAGAATTGATATACGCAGAGTATTTGAACAACCAGCACCTTGCGATAATTGCATTAAACGCTACATCTGTGAAGAACAAGAATTGGCTTGTCGTGCCTTTTCAGGTTATGTAGTTAATGGAAAAATCTATGACCATACTAATAGACAGCCTACGCATAATTTATTTAACCGCATCTTTAAAGACGATGATCCAAAAGCATTAACTAATTATCTAAAGTCTATAGATGCCAAACAAGGGGAGTTATCAATATGAGCAAAATTATTGATTGGATTGGAGTAATAATTTTAGGCATCATTCTTGGCGTGATGTTTGGTTGGGGGTTTTAATGACCACTTTTACTACTGAGGATCGTCTTATTGCCGAAAAAGATGGAAGTTTAACTATTAATTGTGAAGGAGAATCAACTGTGAGCACAAGATCAAAAGGAATGGTGGGTAAAACCTATAAATCGGCTTCTGAGGCGTTTAAAGATGCTGACTATGCTACCGCTATACAAAGACCCGAATCGTCTGATTTCAGCGGTTTTGGTGCGTTCTTAGGGGCATTGGTGTTTTTGGCTGTATTTGCCTATGGATTTTGGCTAACTATTGGGAGATTTTAAGTGATTGAAACGATAGTTAAGCCGCCACAAAGTTTAGATAACGACATTG